TGCTCAAGTTCCTTCCTGCACAAAAATAACGGGATGAACCAATACTTTTTGAGGGTTTTGGCCGACTTTGTGGCGTCGAGTAAAATGACGTCCCGCAAAATAATTTCATGATAAGCCTTTAAAAGTTTCATCCGAATACGAATTTTTTGTAATCATTGATTATGTCCGCGTCATTTTTCGCTTTTGCGGCAGGCTGTTTAGATACCGGTACGCCAAAAATACTTTTATCGTATCCATAATTCTTTTCCAGGTACCCGCTTTTATAATCTTTTGAACTGATGAAATATTCCTTTTCGGACGGTACAAACATTTGCATGCCATTCTGGAAGTCTCCACTAACGAATAAATTCGGTTTGCTTTTACCTGTTCGTTTTGCATAAGGCTTTGTTAAATATTCCGATTTAGTACTTCGATGGATTAATGGATTATCCTGCGATCCTTTAGAATTCATCATTTGTGCCCGGTTCATCTCTATCATGATTTTCTCGTTTGACTCAATTACACGAACGACATTAGCCGAAAATTGCGCCATGTACTGATTGCTCTTTTTCTGTATGTCAAGGATTCTACTCATTTTACAACATCAATCATTTTCATTTTTTCATGCAAGTCAATCAACTTTGGATAATTTTCAAGTGCCTTGCTGATAAGCATATTAATCCTTTGTAATTCTTTTGAAATCGCTTTTAATTCATCTGATTCCATTCTTTGTTTTTTCGTTTCCATTTCACTTTTTTGTTTTTAATTCGAATAAAAAAGGTGCCACAATCTCTCGTAACACCCTATTTTGTTTAAGCCTCAGCGGCTGGTTTTACCTTATCAGGTTTGACTTTTTCAGGAATAACAACGCCAAGAGCTTTCGCTACCTGTTCGTGTGTTTCCGTACAATGACCTTTCAATGAAGATTTATAGAAACTCAGAAAGTCTTCCCAGCTCCATTCATCCCAATGATTGTCATCCTTTACGTGTACTTTGCCGAATTGTGCCATTATACAGGGATATTAAGCACGTTAGAAAGATAAACGATATCGGTGGCAACTTTCACCGCCTGAATTTCAAAGTCTGCTGTCATCTTTGGCGTAGTGTTTAATACCGTCAAAGTATAAATACCCAAAGCGGCACTTGTTGCGCTAACAGTGGTAACAGCCCCGCCAGTGTCGCCACTGATAGAAACTACCTCCCACTCGGATGTTGTGGTTAATCCTGAGTATGGTAATCCCGTAGCTCTTTGAGTAGCCTTAACAACGACAGTACCGCCTAAACTTTCATATGCAGTTACGACTTCGATATTTAACCCTACCGGAACAATAGCCTCAAGTTCTTTTCGAGTGAATGCTGGAGTTGTGATAACAGCATTTTTCATCTGCTCAACGTCATCGAATATGACCGTAAATTCAGCGTATTTTGCTTTTTCTGCTCCGCCTGCTTTTGGAAGGTCAAAATTGGTAATAATCAAACGGCCACAAAATCCAATCTGTAAACCAGCAGAAGTAAGCGGGTGAATCTGTTTCCCATCTTCCAGAACAGGAATAAAATCAACTTCCATCCCGTCGGACGCAAACCATGCCATATAATCAGCATAAGATAAATGGCCATAAGCAATGAACTGAGGTGCAAAATCTTTTGTCTTTTCCTCAAATCCGGTATTAGAAGTAACCATTTCAGCGGCCTTTGTCTTTGTCTCAAAACCACGTGCAATGTCTATGTAGGTTGCCTTAATCGCTGCGGTCGTGGCAGGGCAAATAAGAGCCTTCCAGCCTGCAATAGTTTTACCTACCGCTACAGTTTGCGAGGTGTTTTTGTTAAGGATAATGAGGCCTTTCACGTCCTTTAAGAGTGCTTTGCTCGCCCCGTTACCTGAATATTTAAATGTTGTCATAGTGTATTTGTGTAAATTGTTTGTAAATTAAATCTAAATAGGTAATGAGGCGACATATCCGCAAAAGCCGATTCACCCCAATCATAGGTTGAAAATCCAGTTATCCCAGTAATGAGTCCTTTGATCTCAAATTGACTTTGCATCAAAAGGTCTTTAACATCTTCATGCGCCTGCTCTGTTGCATCCTGTCTGGTAAGAGTAGGGTATAACTTTTGAAGGTTAACCATAACACAAAGCCAGACATCAGCGGTACAAATATCAGCGATCATCGCAATAGAGGGTTGAACATCAAAGAAACATTGAGCATCTTTCTGAGTATCTTTCAGAACTTCGATGTAATTGTTTGGCGTTACCCAAATTTCAGGACTAATTTTGCCGTTGCGTTCATTTCTGAACACCCGACCGTAAAAGCCTCTTACATTTGAAGTCCACAGATAAGCGGTGAAGTCTGCTACAAGTGCATCAATTGATATGTCGATTCCTTTGCTCATATTACTGTTTGTGTTACATCCCATCCAACCGGGACTTGGAGATATTTGTCAAACGTCTTGTTAATCGCGTCAATGGCCTCTTTTTTCTGGTGCAGGTAATTACGTGCCACAGTGTTCAGCTCATTATTAAGTGCCTCAGTTGCCAACAGTGCCAATGTCCGGTCATTGTTCAGGTTTCTTTGCTCTCTATTGCTTTCGGTGTTTGCGTTGGTAGTTGTCAGCTTCATAAAATCCAACTCAAATTGAGCCTGATAGAATTTAGCGAAATCAACTTTGTTATTATCAAGATAAACACTCGAATCCAGATAGGCAGAGACATTGAAGTTTAAACCGTTTGAATTGTAGTTTTCAGAATAAACAGCCGTTGCAGCTGTGTCACCAATACCATTAACAGGATAACAGACAAAACCTTCATATCTGAGAGGATCATTGTAAGCACCATCACTAAAAACATCTTGCGAAGCGAATACGAACATAAAGCGACCTTTGCCGGAAATCACATAGGGAGCCACTTCAAAAGCTAGAATTCCATTGCTGGGATTCAGTACAATTGTGGCTTTTAAAACTCCCTGGTTAATTACAAAGACATTAACAGGACTGGAAGTATTCGCCTGCAAGCTCATTTGATTAATCCTGATTTTGACGTAATCTGAACCTTTCGGCTCAAAGGCCCAACCCGACCAATCATTTGAGAGTGTGTTTAGCTTTGATCCTAAATTGTAGATATACTGGTTTTCAATCAGCTTGCGATTTAGCGAAAGTGCAGAAGTGACATTATCTTCAACCGACCAAATAAAGGATTTTACCTTCAAACTTGGTAGGGTAGTTTCCAGCCAATACGTCACCGATCCTGTCGCTCCGGGTACATGGTTTAGGTTCGTGTCCAATAGCGACCGATAGATTTTATTTTGATACGTCACCACATCTGCCCGTCTGCGACTTGCCTCAAACTTTGAGTAAGTGACAGAAGCTGAATAAGCCGCAAAAGTAGCGGTCAAACTTGGTAACATCGCGAGTAAATTATCTAAAGTCACTATCGGGTGAACCCCCCGATTCCAGAATAAACCAGAATCGGGAGCCCCCAACAAATCGGAGTCTAACAGAATGTCAGACGTAAAATCTTCTGCAAAAGCTAAAGTTGCCATAATTGGAATTTATTAACCTTCAACGGCCCAAATACCGGCTGATCCAACGATCAACCATGCTTTAGTCCCTGTAACGCCTGATCCCAAAAGATCAACATAATCCCCACAAGTGGCGGTTGCCTTCGTGTTGATAATGTCTTTATTTACCACCCCTGCATCGGTGACAACAGTAGCTGCAAGTTTAAATGTTCCAGAAATTCCATCAGCGGCAGCCGGTGAAATAGTTACGATGTTATTGCCAGCCGCTCCGAAGTTGATTACTCTCAACTTGAATCCTGCAATCGTTGCAGGCAGAGTGATAACCTTTGCGTCGGTTGCAATTAAAAAAGTTTTACCATTATCGGCAGCAACCACGGAATAATTTGCCGTTAGTGTTGTAGGGTTTCCGTTAATCATTGCCTCGGAATCAAGTATCCCCGGAACCTCAATTACTGATTGATCAGCCAGAGCTTTATAATGTTTCATTTTGTCAGTATTAAGTGGTTAAACCTTTGATTTTCACAACATCGCTAACCCTTGTGTCCAAATCAGAGTTGTAACGATAAACTACATAGAACCGATCCCAAATAGCCATTTCCTCAAAGTGAGTCATGATCAAATTTGAATCAGTGGTAGGGCTTACAATGGATGTAGCCTCAGTAGCTTCGGTATTTATAAACAGGTTAGGACGTGATTTGATGTAAGGCATTTCGACGTCTGCGATTGACCATTTTTTGTTGGCTACGACAGTACCAGTGCGGAAGTCCCACGGCCAGTTTTCATAGATACCCATTGCACCATCGCGCATCAGGAAGCCAGTGAAGTTGTCTGATCCGGGAGAAAGTTGATTAGAAGCGTACCTGCGATCGGCAGGAATTGCACTCTGTGACCAAAGTAAATCCTTTGACTGTTGGGTTTGATATTTGAAACCTTCAGTTTCAGAAACCAACAAACCACCCGGGCTTGTTACGATCCTGTAATTACCAGCCAATTGGTTAGCTTTCATCAGTTCGTTCAGATAAGAAAACATCGTATCCTTTTGAGCTGCCTTGTTGATACCTAAAGTATCGCTACCGGCGTCAAATACAAAAGTTCCATCACCCTGAGAAACCTGAGTACAAAAGTTCAAAAGCCTTGATTTGCGGGCTTCAAGTACAGTCTCTACAATGTCGTCTTTTACGACTGCCATTGCTTTGAGTACGTTGCGGGTAATTTGATCCCTCCACCATGCGCCGTCAATTTGGTTGTTTTCAAAAGAGGCAGGATAAAGCCTGAACCCTGAGAAAATGTCAAAAGCGGTGAAATAGTACGTGTCACTTTCGCCAATGTTCACCGGGATGTTTGAGAAACCGGGGGTTGTGGTAACGGTGACAGTTTGATCCTTCATTACCGGCAATTTCGCAAGACGTGAAGCGGAAACAGTATTTAGGGCCTGAGCAACGGAAGGCGGAACATAGTCAACCCTCGCTGTGCTATCCCTGACCATGTCAAGCATCCCATAATTGCCTTCTAACTTTTCGTTTTGGGCTTCGAGTGCTTGAAAGTCGTTTAAAACGGTATTCGATAAATAAGCCATGTTTTTAAGTTTTATGCTTATTTTTTAGGAGTCTTTTCCAGTAGTTTTGTGTTAAATTCGGAGTATTTTGTTGCATATTCCTTCGATGTTGCTGCCAGTTGAAGCGTTACGGTCAAATATTCTTTTATTGCCTTGTTGCGTTCCTCTGGTGTTGCATTGTCGGGAATCTCAAATGGTACTCCATCCACTTTGATATTTGGTTTTGAACCTGATCCAAGTCCGACAGCCTGCCGACCTTTTGCCAGTTCAGAAATATTCTTGTCATTGGTGACCAAATCAGACAGTTTTACAACCTTGTATTCATTGGTCTTATCAATTGCCATCGCTTCGCCTTCATCGTTTAATTTGATGTTATAGGCCGCCGTAATGACGTCTTGAAAGTCTTTCCATTTCGCTTTAGCTTCATACTGATTAATCGTGTCAGGAAAAGCGGGTTTGACGTTTGCAAAAGCTACCTTTAACTCCATTGCAGTCATTTGCTGTTGGGTTGCTTCGAGTTTACTTTTGTAATCATTCGTTTCGTAGTCGGAAAACTTCGCCTCTTTTTGTTTCAACAAGTCCAGCTCACCGCTCACTTTTTCAAGTTGACCTTTCAGCACCGGATCGCCTCCACCTTCTTTGATCTTCTTTTCGAGTTCGAGTTCTTTTTGCTGAAGGGCCGATTTTTGACCCTTGAAATAATTCTCACTTGCAAAGGAAAGGTAATCACCTAACTTTTGCGCTGGTTCCCTTTGGATGCCTGTGATTGACTGCACCCGGTCGGCTGCTCCCTGGATAATCTTCTCGGCGTTCTCGTTTGCCTTGCCGTCCCATGCCTGTTTTAACTCCGCTTCGTGCGAAGTAGTTACTTCTTTTAACTTTGCTGCTTGATCGTCAGAAAGTCCTATTTCTGTAATAAATTCTGTTGTAAATTCCATAGTCTTTTAGGATTATTTGCGTTTAATAAGATACTATTGATGTTCTAAAACCAAACCTCTCACCAATCAATTTCCTTAAGTGTTTTGCCGCTGAATTAGAATTGTCGGCATGAATAGATGCAATCCCGAATTTTGTTTTAAAGGAAAATAACTTACTTCCATTTCCTGCTTCAAGTGGCATTCGGCTTTCGTATGTCCTTTTATCAATTGGGCCTGATGATCGCGTTTTATTAGATCGGAGCGAAGATGATTTTATTCCTTTTGGATTCCCAAACAAATTAGCCGTAGATGCAAACATTAATGCCATCATCGCGAACATATTATAATTTTTCATTGATTTCATGGCTATTTGCGTTTTATTGCTGGTTTTGTCCGGTGTTGGATTGGAGCTTTTGCCGTAGGTACTTCCTCTGATCCGGTAATTTCCTTACCGTCCTGATTTCTCAATACAGGCTCAATCATATTTTCCGGCCCGGATCCGGTAACCTCATCAATATTTGGTTGAATAGCTGGTTTTGCTTCCAACGCCCTCATCCTTTCCTCCATTGCCTTTAATCCGGCCTTTGTTTCCTTCAGCTCATTAGCCTGTCTTTCTGCCAACGCCTTGAAGTCAATCTTTTCATTTGCCATTGGTTTGATAGCCAATACTTCATTGAGCTGGTCAATCCATGGTTGCGGATCAATCACAACCCATTTGCCCTCTTTCTTTTCCATCACCTTTTCAACATAAGGTGGTTCATCTTTCTTGTAACCTTTTAACGGAGCGTACCGGATGAATTTATTCCAGTTATCTCCATCCTCTAATTTCACTGTGGATCTTTCCACCTTCGCCGTCATGTCGCTGTCCGTAGCGTACACCCGTGCGGTTTTAAGCCAAATTACTCGGTTCATTTTGTTTTACAATTAATTGTTTATTAATCAAATCGGTGATTAAATTATTTATCAATACCAGCTTCTCAGCTTTTGATATTTCCATGTCTTTGTAAAATTGCACAATATTTCCGTAATATGCTTCAAATTGATCAATCCAATAGTTAAATCTTAGTTGATATTCTTTGTTAACAGGATTAACTATCTGTTGCGCAATCGCTTTGTCAAAGTCAATATCCGAAACATAGGGCATCAAATCATAGAGAAGTTTCTGCCTGCTCATCTGATCCTGATTATTCTTATACCTGTTTTGACTGATCCTGACTATGATATTTTTGCGCTCCAAAGTATTTGGCGCTTTTCCTAAATCTTCGAATAGTTTACTTTGGGAGTCCAAAAAGAAATCGGTACCATAATGAATGAACACCTCGTTAACCAACTTGCTTCCGTATTTCAAACAAAGCATATCACGATCTGAATATTTCCTGATCCTGTTTAAGGATTCAGCAAAAGACATCAAAGTATTTTCCAGAATAGAAATTGACTTAGCGATTTGATCCTGATTTTTGCTTGCTTCGCTGCTTTCCAGAACGTCACCTACTATCGTGCTGACAATTGAGCGCTCCAGTTCCTGAATACGTCTGTTCAGGTAATCCAGCGCCTCAATAGGAATATAGTGAAAATTCAAATAGTTCTTAACAGCATCCATGTTAATTGATCCATCGTCGCTACGAATAGCGTCTATCGGTATCTCATGAATAGTTCCAGGCTGAAGGTCTCCAGTTCCTAAACTGACATTTTGATTATAAACATCTGACTTTGCCGACCCCATAATCTTATTGATATCCTGCTCGCCTTCCGGGCCGCCACTGCCTTCTTTCTTTTTGGTAGATTGAATCTTTGAAACAACAGGAATAGCTCCGTTCGGCTCAGTCATTCTCTGAAGGGTTTTCATGAAGTTGAACTCTTCAATCTCTTCACGAACATAAGTAAATAGAGACTCTCTTACAACGCAGTCATCGTTGTATTTTTTAGGTGAAATGAAATGTACCGGGCAATATCCTAAATCATGCGCAACCTCTCGAATTAATTCCATTGAGTCATCGTAAAACGAGTAAACCTGCGAGTCAATGTAAATGTATCCTGTTTCGGCTTCCGTTTCTTCTCCCGGCTCTGTCTCCGTAACACATCCTTTAAAAGCAATACGGGTTACTTTCCCGTCTTTTTCTTCCAGCGATTTAACGTCTGTAATGTCAATAAAATAGCGATACGGTTTATTAGGCGTCAGCGGGTCGAGGTCTGCGACAATCAGGCTATTATGTTTGTAAAGCAATCGGTCAAAGATATTCCGGTTAAAACGCTTCACTTCCAAATCTTCTTCAAAGTCTGCAAAGTCACGGCCTTTTACATCATAGGTAAAATTGGCATCTTCAGCATTGAACACTCTCATTAACTGAGGCTCAATCCTGTTATGAATGATTTTTGTTGACGGTAAGGGGAATCGAAGGTATTTGAAAAATGTCAGGAAGTTCTCGGTTTTGAAGATTGATTTAACCCAGTTTAAAAAGGCATCATCTGACTGGCATTTTCTATCGGCCCACTGTTTTAGGTACTCAGTATCAAAGCGATCTTCCTGAAGTTTGGAGTTGAGAATATAATTAAGCTGCTTTTCTTGGATAACAGCTTTATTAATTGAGGCTGAATTTACGGCTGATCTGATGAACTCGGTACTCACTTCTTTGCGGGTTGAGTAGTGGCGCAATCTTTTGCGTGTGACAAATTTAAAAATGTTTTTTGAATAAGTGTTACGAAACGTGAAATTATTTTTTGTACAGTTCGTTTGTGATGTATTGAATCAGATAAGCATACGCCTCGGAGCTTTTACAGCTTAATTTACAACCTATTCGATCAAACAGAAATTCAACAGCATGAAAAATCTCATGCGCCATTAGTCCACGGTCGTGATTATTTAGGACTATCACTGTTTGCCCGGTTGTAAACATTGCCGTTCTGCCATGTTTTATTTCTCTGTCGAAGTGGAACCTTATCTCTGGATAAACCTCTTCAGGCAAGCACTTCTTTAGGTGTGTTTCAATTTCTGAATAGCTCACATTGAAAAGTACAATTAAATCAAATGGATAAATTACGTACGAAATTAGCTTTGTTCTCATTCTGATTATATTTTAACCTTAAATTGACAATTCGTCTTATTTTCTCGGCGAGTACCTGTTATTATTTAATAAGTTGAAACCTCAAACCCCGGATATTTATCGTGCATCATAACCACATATCGTAAAGCGGCCAGCCCGTCCGGTTCGTGATCCTGTGGCTCCGGTATAATTTTTCCGTTCATATCAACTTTCCAAAACCATTTTTCAATTCCGGACTTTAAATTAACTGATCGTTCAGTCAGAAATAGATCGTACCCTCTTAATTTATTGATTCCTGCGATAACCGAACCGGGGTTCTTTTTAACTCCCTTTACTTCATAGCCATACTTACGAAGGTCTCTAATTTCCACTGCCCCGGCGCTGTCTGCTATTATCTGTTGACCTTTCGGGTGTTTAATCAGTTCCATTTGGTCAACTATTGCCATTCGTTCAGCTCCCTGGATCTTTTCAGGCATGAGGTTATTAAGACAAAAAACCTCGTCAACATACAGGCAATTGTCTTTTTTCCAGACATCAATTAAAATAGTGGGATCAGGACTGACGCCAAAGTCCATCCCTGAAGGTATCCTTTGTGCTGTTGGTGGTATCTGTTGAATCCATTTGTATTTATAAATTCTGCGTTCAGAATAGTAGCCTGTTTGTCCAAGTCCGTACACTCTGAACCATTCCACGTTGTCTTTTCGGGAAAGTATAAAATCAATTTCACTTTGCGGACACATTTCATTATCTACATAGGTGACAATGATTTGCTCGCTTATCGAATTCCCTTTGTCGTCTTTTAGTTTTGGTATTTCGGTGTGTGCCCAGAATTCCTGATCCGGGTTATAATCTATGTAAATATCTCCATGAGTTCTGCCGATATAGGTTGAAGCAACCTCCCAGCCTATTTTATTCCCTTCGTTTATGTAAAGCTTTCCACGTCTTTTGGATTTTCCGGCCTGTTTCTTTGTATCAGAAACATAACGAAACTGAATAACTCCGCCACAATGCTTTAAATTGTGATCTGTTTTATTAAAATCCCGCTCCCAGTCAAGGCCGGAAGATTCATACAACATTTTAAAATCTGAAATAGAGCCGTCTTTTAAGTTATCGTAGGTATCCGAAACTATCGTAGTGGTATCTTTATCTTTGGCGCAATCTTCGAGAAGTATTTGAGCTATTGATACATTTTTACCGGCTCCTTGCCCGCCCTGTATTACTTTGATCTTAGCCTTTATGTTCCTGATCTTGTAATATGTTGACGTTCGATAAATCATTTATTTGGGAACTGTTTGGAAACATTTACATATTCAACTGACTGTTTTACCTCTATTTTTTCAGATGAATTGTAACCCATCATTTTATTAATTACATCAATTGCAATGGTTTTGCTATAAAGTTTGATCTTTACATACTTAATTTCTGCTTCGGTTTCACTGTCGCCGTCCGTCTTATATTTCCGGTACTCAGTTTTAGTATCAATGCTTTCAACTGCTGATAATACCTCGGGGTTTGCCGCTTTTATTTCATCCCAGTTTGATAATTCAATCCAATCATCATGAAGATTCGAAATACAGGAATAAGCGATTTTCGCAAGTTCCTGAAGGTTGCGAAGTTTGGAAATTCCGCTTTCTTCTTCAAGGTTTTCTTTGATAATGCTGATATATTGCTTTATATAAGGTTTTATTAGGTTTTCACAAGCAATGACAGCACACGTTTTTTCGCTATATCCGGCCTCTCTTGCAGACCTCGCACCGTTCCAATCAATGATGTATTGGTGACAAAAAATCCTTTCCTTTTCGGTTAATTTCGCCTTTAACTCTTCAAGTGTGTATTTTATTTCGTCTGCCATAACAACAAAATTAATAAACTTATTTGAAATTAACGTATGCAAACTCTTTATATATATTTTTTGCGGCGGTATCATATGCCATTGCTGCATCTTCTTCTACCTTATAACACCCGATAGTTTTTAATTTTCCACAGTAAACTATGTAAGCAACCCAAGTATTATATCTTATATGCCACGAAACCCCTTTGTATTTTGATGATTTATTTTTAAATTTTCTTCGATTGCATAAATTTTGACTATTAGTACAGTTTCTTAAATTACTTTTTTGATTGTTCAAACCATCATGATCCATATGATCGCTTATTTTATTATCTGTTATAAAAGTGTGCATTTGTATTGCCTTATATATTCCGTTTACCAATATTCTACTTTGGGCATAAATCGAATATTTACCGCGTGCGATACTCCATGGGTATTGGTTCACCCTTTCGTAATCTTCATCATCTACCAAGGCGACATATTTCCCCCTGTTTTTCCCGTGCTGACTTAATTGTATTTCCTTCATGTCATTAAAATTAAAAACCGTCATTCTTTGAGATGAGGGAATCTCGCAAAATGACGGCAGTTTAATAAAACCTTTGCGCTTTCCCTCAAAAGCTCTGTAAAGATACAAAATAATTAACCATTACATTTGAACTATCCGAAAATAGATTGAGGTTTTTGTAGGTCTGATATAAGTTAACCCCCAAAGCCCCCTTTTGAGATTAACCTATATCAGACTGAACTATCCGTCAAATGAGTCTCGGAATTCGTTTCGGCTCCCTGTTATCAAGTTTGGAATTTAGACAGGAATTTAACTGTTTGTGTGCTTTGTGACAATACTACCACCGCAGATGTTTACTCCTCTTGAACTTTCAGTATGGCTTTGTTTAATTCGCTTCATACAATTTCGTATAAGTAAATTTTATGGTGAAAATTCCAATCTTTGCTGTGATTTAAATATTTTGTACCGCTTTTCTTCATCTCTGAAATAATCAGCATCAATTTCATAAGCGTAAAAGTCAATATTTCCGGCTAAGTCGGCTGCTATTCTGTTTGAACCACTGCCCAAATGGGTATCAATTACTTTACCGCCGTTTGGCAGATAGTTGTGATAAATCCATGAATAAAGTTTTATTGGCTTTTGGGTAGGATGGATTTTGTTTTGTTCACTTAAAACACTTTTGCTCCATATTTTCGCCGGACACTGAAAACTACTCCATGCAAATTCGCACATTGCAAGACTAAAATCTTCGGGTTGTTTTTTGTCCCAAATTAAAAAACCTTGCGATGGAGGTAGGTTAAAGTAGTTCCCGCCCCAAATGATTTGATTTTGTGAAACCCTAAACAACTCATCAAAATATTCCTTTATTGGTACTGCATTGTCCCAGCTCTTTTTTTTGTGCTGTTGCCTAACTGGATTTTGGCTGATTCCGATTCCATACGGTGGATCGCAAACTGCCAGATCAAAATAATTGTCAGGATATTGCTTCATCCCTTCCATGCAATCGGAGTTGTAAGTTTCAGATTTCATATCGGAAAATTTAAGCGTGCATACTCGCCAAAAAGCTCAACGGCTTTTTTATCATAGGTTTTAGCTGCATCCATCTCGTTAACAAACAACCCTAAATAAATGCCTTTTTTATTAAACATGATCCCTGATCTCCACTTAGCACCCTGAATACAAACTCCCTTGTATATAGATGATTTGTTCTTTTGCGGCCTTTGATTCATTATATTATGTTGATGGGTGCATTTTCTCATGTTCAATTTTTGGCAGTTTAATCCGTCTCCGTCAACATGGTCTATTCCCTTCGTATTCATAATAAAACAATGCATGGATATTATTTTTTGCTTTCCGTTAATCGTTTCTGCTCTTCTGGCATAAAATGTTTTCCCATGCTTGTGTGCACACCACTTAAAATGATTTACTCGCTCAAAATCCTCATCGTCAACCAATGCAACAAGTCCTTGAGTTAACTTAATTTCTTTCATTTTGTGAAATAATAAACCCCTACGGTAAATGGCTTATCAACTTCACCGGGGTGGGTTGCATCTACTTTCGGGGTATAAATATTTTTTTGATTCATGATGAAATTGATAAGCAATACAAAGATGCAAAATTAATTCGACAAATCCAAATGCTGCGTCATCGGTTTGCTCCCTTAGATCCCTTCACGCCTGATCAATTCGTGTAATAGTTTATGAAGGTATTACCTTCCGCCGGGTCTGGGTGGATTGCATGGTCTACTCATAGGTAAATATATCGCCTTTCTCCTGCTAAAATTTGTGGTTTTTTATATTGCTTTTTATCAATTCCTTTGCCTGTTAACAAGAAAAATATATCTTCAATTTCTTCGGCATATTCTAAACCGCATGTAGGATTATCCGTAAATCCATCTCCAATTTCTGCAAACCATTTACCCACTTTCTTTTCTACCATAAAAGAAAAATCCTTTCCTCCACCCTGATAGCTGTAATGTTCACTGGTAAAGTTGTCAAAATTGTGATTCAAAAGCCATTTATTAGTTATTTCTTCCTTTTGGCTGTTGGATTTGTTGTCTCGAATATACCATTTTTCAATATTTGCCAATTGATTTTTTACCCATTTATCTCTCTTGGTGTCATCCAAACTACAATACCCCGTCGATGCTGTCCCTTTGTCATATGCCTCGCATAATAGCGTAATAATTGCTCTTTCAATTTCGGTTTTCGTTTTCATTTTTTTTTAAGTGATTAATAAATAGTTCTATTTCGTTTTTCAGTAATTTCAGTTTATTTGTGAAGTATTCCATTGATTCACTGTCTTTTTTGTGCAGCGTAATCGAATTTTTACAATCGTATATTTTTAAAAAAGTATCATGATATGGTTTATCTTCATACAAAACATCTCCATCAAAAGCAATAACATTGCTGGTTGAAGATGATTCTTCGCTATTAAGCCACGTTCTTTTATTGTAAGATTTCATAATTACGGATGTGGGTAAAAATCTTTTCCTAAAATTTCCTTCACCTCGTCTGGGTGCCTGTCGTTAAACATATTAAACCAAATATTCTTTTGTTCCTTATATTCAGCCACTTTTTGAGCTGCATAGGATTCCATCAAATCAAGTTCGTGTTCGCTTGGAATATGAACTATTCTGGGGTTCAATTTAACCCATTCATTCCTAAATTCTTTTGCTTTCATTGGTTATGTTGTTAATGATTTATCGCAAATTTCACCATATTCAATTAGCATCTTCCTGAGTGCGAGAAGAAATCCCCCGCTAATATCCCCTTTTTGAGTAAAATACTTTACAGATGCAATATCGAGACTAAAAAATAGCGGTTTGATATGTATTTCTATTATTTCATCTAACAGCGAAATTTTCCCACTGTTTATAAGTTTTATCGCTAATTCCCTATCCTCATCTAATGTTGTCATAACTTTCTAAAATGTGTAAAGCCCAAATAAATAAAGGACAGTTTACTTATTCGAGCTTCACGGGTTTTCTTCAACCCTCAATATTTTACGCTCAACCTGTCCGTTGACGAAACAAATATAATACAATTTACTCAATTTGCAACTATTCAGCCGGTTTTATTTCAGGCTTCATAAATAAACCCGTATCCAATCGATCACACAATAGACGAAGATCCCAACCAGGATAGACAGATAGAGGACTAAAACAGTGTTACGAATTGTTTTCATGGGGAGCTGATTTTAAAACGTCAATATCATTCTGAAGCCTGTTGCTAATACTTTGCATACTGATCTCATCTTCAATAACCCCAGTCGACCATGAATTTTCTGATTTCCAGCAAAGGAACACAAAGTTCTCTTTTTCTTTGATGTCAACTGTAAATCCAAGGGTTTTTAGTTCCTCTATTTTTTCTAAAATTGCTTCAGGTGTTTTCATCTTGCTTTTTTAAATCTTCAAACCGTAATCCTTTGGCGTAACTTGCATAATTCATTCTGAAATCAGAATTTTCAATCCCGTCATCCTGCCATTTTAAAATCAAGCCTTTTTTACACTTATGGTTAATGTCGTAAATAATGTCATCCATCGAAAAAAAATACTGATCAATAAATGATGTCAATTGCCCGGGGGTTCCAATCCATCCGTCAAAATGAATATCCTGCTTTCTGGCAAATTTATAGGCGTATTCATTACATGCCAGTTCATATGTTGTTTTTAGTTCGCTTAATTTCATTGTTTTCATGGGTTATTTTTTGAACTTATCCAAATAGCTGTAAATATAGCAATTAGACCGAATACCCAAAGAAGAGGGCCGTGCCACTCGATCCAAAACGTAGGCGCCGGGACCACTGCGATGTATTCCGGAAGTCCCCTGAGTGATTTCTCTATCGCCATTGGCGCAGATGGCAAAGGTACAGGATGTAGTTTGTCAACCAATTTGATAACTGTTTCAACCGCTCCGGTTATCGCTGTGATGATCCCGGTAATTAGCATTACTGCTGTGGAAATTGATTTAAGTAGTTTCATAATATTTCTCTTATATTGGTTATTTCAACACTTTCCGGCTGGCTTGGCATAAACTTTTCTTTAATCTGTACGGATAACTGCTGGATTCCTGCTACTATTTTTATTTTCTCTTTGACAATATCATAGGCGTCTTGTCTGCTTTCGCCTTCTACGGTAATCTGAGCCTCAAAAGTATACTCCACGGTGCAGCTAAATTTTTTCATCTTGAATTAATATGTTTAATCTTGCAAATTCTCCGTATAACTCAACTGCTTTTTTATCGTACGCAATGGCAGCATCAATCTCGTCAGTATATATTCCGATATAAATACATTTTTTATTCATTCCAATTTGAGCTTGCCATTTTTTAACTGTTTTATTCCAGATAACTCCCTTAAATATTGATGCTGAATTTTTAACTCCACTACTGTTAAAGGAATTTTGTTGAGGAGTGCATTTTCTCATATTTAATCTCTGACAATTCAGTCCATCCCTATCTATGTGGTCGATAAAATTCTCACCCATTATAAATTGATGAAGAGACTGCCCTGTCTGTTTCCTGTTTAATATATTTATGTTTCTTCGCGCATAAATAGTATTTCTATTTTTATACGCATGCCACCTGAACTGGTTAACAGTTTCATAGTCTTCGTCATCTACCAGAGCAATATATTTACCCTTATTCTTTTTGCTCTGCTGACTTAATAAAATTTCTTTCATAATAAAAATATCCCGCTCAATACAAAGGCTATCCAGTTGCGCGGGTTGCGCTTTCGGCAGTGTAAGGAGCGGGAATGTTTTTAAAGTTTTCATAACTGAATAGCAATACAAAGATACGTATTATTTGTTTAAAAACAATTTCTTTGTATCCAAATTGGCTAATTTAATTCCTTGTAATGCTTCGTAATTTTCATCTGCTAGAAGTTTTGGAATGAGTGCCTTTATTTTATGCCTGTTCCCGTTTTGCAGATCGCATTTAACTAAGATACGGATCTTGTCAGTGTAACTTTTCGGCTTCATAATGTTTGCTTTCAGTACACGTTTTACAAAATTCATAACTTACTTTTGTCTCTTCATCACATAACGACCAGCACCCCATGGACCAGCTTAACGCTTCGGGATAATTACACCAGTCCGGCTGTAAGTACTCTCGCATCAGGTCGGCTACTTTTGCACCGGACTTTACAAATGCTTTACGCTCTTCAGTTGTCGCTTCGTGCCAGGGTTTCATTTCTTTGCTTGGTTTAAAAATTCGGTTTTTATGATCCAGTGACCGATCAATCCTTTTGTTATGGCCGACTCTTTGGTAACTACGCGCTTAACCTTATTTTGCTCAATCATGTAGATCGTGCCAGAAATTAGAGGCTTATCGGTTGTGAAAGGAAGTTGGGTTTTACTCATGGCTTGGTTACAAAATTATTAAAAAGGTCGGAAAATTGTCTTAGCGCCCTGATAATTACAATTTGTTCATCCCGTGGAATATCCTTCCAGTCAATTTTTTTCTTCCCTTGCAAAAACCAAATTGCAGATAAGTCCGTTGGTCTTGTGGTGATTATTGTTTTCATGATTCAATGTATTTCAAAAGTTCATCAACAAAAATAATTTCCCGTCCGTTTACGACTAACAGCGCTCCGCCTTCCGATCTGATTTGACGGTCGGTTATCTGTTTTTTCAAGTGTTCAACCGAAATATACTCAATATCACTTTCGGCCTTTTTTTCAGTACTGCACCAATTATCAAATTCCGATTCAACTGATTCGACGTACATTTTTTTTGGCTCCATGATTATAAATTTAGTGATTATTTATTGATTTACAATAGCTGTTTATCGGTTTATTTATTGCCTTATTGCCAGACCAACCCCTTGAAAGCCTTCGCAAAATTGCATAGTAGTTGCCCATCAGACCCTTCTCAGTGAGGAGCTCGGCTAAATAATAGTTGCGGCCATTGTAGTTAATGACGCGATGGATATTCATTAGAATAGTATTGGATTGAATTTTGATATTTCAGTTTTGGCATAGCCTAAAGTCTTCAGCTCACTTTTCTTTTGCTGGTTTTCCTTAATCCATTTGTCGGCTAATTTGAAAAAATCCCGTTTGATTTCAAATCCGTACGATTTACGATTCAGGTTTTCAGCAGCGACTAAGGTAGATCCACTACCAGCAACCGGGTCGATAACTACGTCGCCAGGGTCAGTAAAGATCGAAATAATGGTTTCCAATAGCTTGACGGGCTTTTGAGTTGGATGTAGCTTTTCATATTCGTTATCGCGCGGCCATTCTAAACAATTGAAAATCATTTTGCCGTTGTTGTTGAATTTTGGCAATCTCTCGCGGTAAAGAACTAAACCATATTCACAGTTGCCGACGATTTTCATGTTTGCCTTTAATACCTGAGCTGAGAAGTTCTTCCTAAATACAAGGTTGATGTAATTATTTAATCCGTATTTTTTAGCCAGTTCGATGAAGTACATTTGTTGATCAAAGGCGCAAAATAAAACCATACACGGGGCGTCTCCCTTTTGCCGGGCTTCACCTTCTACCTTAATCGCTTTCTTTTCTGGCTTCAGCATTGTGCTGCAAAAGTGCATAAATTCGGCAGGTCGAAAATCCTTATCAGTATCGAAAAAGCTCTTTCCAGCTTTATCGCTTTCACCGTTAGAATTGTCGCCGTCCTTGTACCAAGCCGGATTTGACGCATAAGCATTATTTCCCAAATTATAAGGAACATCAGCGATAATAAGCTGAGCGCGCGGAATTTGGTACACCTTGAAATTCTGGAAATGGTCGTGAATTAACATAGCTTCTCGAATTTAAAACCTTTATATCTAATCGGATATTTTTTGTAAATCAAATATGGCAGATCAAAAAACTGACAGGCCTTCCAAAGAGATTTAAAATCATGGATGAAAAGCGCGGGGTCAGTTACTTGCACTTTTGGCTTCACCGGGATGTAATTTCGTTTAATTCTTGCTTTGTGGGCCTCAGGATCCTTTGCGTAATTGGCCCGGCTAACAGCTTTGTAATGTTCAGGATTTGCCCAATACCGGGAATGATTATACTCTTTGATTTGATCTTTAGTCACGTTTTACCTCCTTGCTATCCCAAATAACTATTTCGGGTTTCATTGGCTTTTTGTTCGCGTCAAGATATTTAACGTGTTCATATCCACTATTTGACCAATATGTAAACCTCTCTATATATTCGCCTGTGCGATGGTATTTTCGGACCAAATAGCCCCGTTTTAAATATGTTGGCCTCCTTAAAACAGACTCCATCTCAATTCCAGAAAAATACTGGTGTATTGTATCGCTTACCAGCATAATCACAGGGATCGTGTCGAAAATTGGCCTGTGTTGAGTTTCGAAATACAAAGTATCACCAGACTTTGTAAATCTGGCGGTTTGTCCTGCCGCGAATATTGGGAGCAGGATGAAAAGTAAAAGTGTTTTCATTTGAGATGTCTTTTATTACGTTCGGCCATTAATACGTCATTTTGTAAAAGTAATTTATCAGTAACTACGATATGCTCATTAATCAGGACATCCAGTTGTTTGTCTGACAATTTTTCTGCCATTATAGCAGTATCATACTCAATACTATTTTTCTGGATGATCTTTTCTTTTTCATTGTACTCTTTCCAAAATTTTTCAGACCTCAATGCTCGATCTCTATGATCACTTATACCATAAAGAATGGCAAATATCATAGCCACAGCCATACAAACAATGGCTATTAATCCATAAGTTTCTGTATTCATTTTCATTCTTCCGTATTTTCTTCGCACCAACTTTGACATTCTGAATTCTGCTTTTTAATATCTGAGATGAATTTCTCGCTGTGGATGGTCACACGTCCGTTCTGAACGCTTATTGCCGGATTATCATATCTATCTATCATTTCAGTGACAAACTCGTTAAAACCGCATCTTTGCCCTTTAGTGAATAACATGTTTGATCCCGGAGCGTCTGGGTTAGGAATTCTGATTTCTCCATCTTTGTCTGCATGGTCGAAGTTTAAATCGGAAAGTCTTTCCTGTTTAAACCATTCCGTGATCATTCCAAGAGGGAAAGGCATAAATCCGGTTTCGTCTTGTGAATAATTATTAAACCCTGAGATGTGTTTCATCCAAAGAGACTGGCCTTCGATCTTTACGATCTCAAATAAAGATCCATCTACATCCATGTCGTAAACCTGATCACCAACTTTTAACTCCGATAATTTTACTGCTTTCATAGCGTTTCAATTTGCTGTTTTGCCCAATTTTTGAACCCTTCAAATTTTTGTGAAATTACATTAGCGGTCGCCATTGTGTTCGGATTTGACAATTCTGGAACTGCGATATTCAGCGAGTCAATCCATTTGTTCATCTTTTCTTTGTCTGGCGCTTTGGCTGCCTCGGTTACTTTGCTTTCGGCTTCCTGTTGCGCTTTCAGTTCAACGTCATTTTTGGCTTGAAGTTCGGCGGCTAATTTAACCCTTTCAGATTCTGCCTTTTGAAACTCTTCGATTCTTTTATTCTCAATATCAATTTTTTTGAGACGTTCAGACTCTTCATATTCGCGCTCTAATTTGTACGCTATTTTCAGGTTTGCAAGTTCTTTTTGATATTCCGAGTCTGAATGATTCAGCATTTTGGAATAATCCCGAATAAGGACAATAAAAGGCTTTAACTCCGCATTTCTTTTTTCTCTGATTTCGGCCTCTTTTCTGGCTTTCTCTTCAGTTGCTTTGTGTTCCTGTTCGGCTTTGGCCTGTTGCTCCTTTTGAAATAGTATCTCCGCTTCGATCCTTGCAGCCTGCTTTTTGTTTTCCTCTTGCAGTTTTATATTCTCGAGTCTTACTTTTTCCTGTTTTGCTTCGCTGTCGGCTTTTTGTTTCATCGTCCAATTAAACCGCTCTTTCCACTCTTCCTCGGTTAACTCGCCAAAATTATCTCCTGTTTTCGCAAGTGGAATAAATTGCCATGCTGGTAAAATAAGATCCTTACGCTCATTGTGCAGCCTTCCAACTTCAATCAGTCGCAACCTTTCGTCCTCTGCTTTTTGTTCGGCTTCGGTCTGGTCGTTAAATGATTTTTCAATTCCTGACAGGAAAATAGAAAACATCTCTTCACTCATATTTTCAAACTCAACCCGGTTCAATTCGGCAAACGGTTTGACTTTCTCAATTCTCGCTTGCGTGCGGAGTTCTTTTTGTTCAGCTTCGTATCTTTCGGCGAATTTGGCCTTGTATTCAAAAGTGTTTTCAACATCCTTGAAAAGCAGCTGCATGGTTTGTTTTGCCTTTAGCCATAATTTATCCTGCAGATCATATTCGGCTTTGACCTGTTGGACATCATCGCGTTTTGCATCGATGATCTTTTCACCTGCAATTCTGGCTGTTTTGACGTTTTTACGACCAATTTCGGCCATTTGCATACTCATCTTGTCGTTAACATCCTTAACGACAATTGAGTCGGCCTGCTGTTTCCAGTCGGCTGTACCGGTGAAAATTTGAGTCAACACATTACTGACTTCTTTCTGTTTGTCGGCTGAAACTCTGATAGCCAACTCCTGAACTTCACTTGGTAAAATTACCATTACTTCGTTTTTTGTTTCCATTTTCCTATTATTTTTAAGGTTATCACAATTGCTTTTAAATCTTCATCGGACACAATATCATCAACCGTCAAAGCGGTCTGGATAGTTCCGTTTGGTACCCCGGCCAGGTTTTCAACTTCCTGTTGGTAAATACACTGTTGGTGTAGTGGGGCGGCGAAATAGGTGCGGATGAATTCAAGATTGCTCATTTTTTATATTTTGATAGTGTAAATTTACAAATTAGATTTTGAGTAAAATATGA